CTTGGTATTTTCCTGGAGGTAGGGGGAGTCCACTCTCCGCAGGTTTACCTACAGCCCAACCAGGGAGGAACCTGGGACGGCTATAGGCCTAACTACGCGAGAGCGGACGTGGGACCGTTCAGGGCTCCCCTCTGTGAGGGTTGCCTTTTCGGTTTTCCCCCGCGCTTTCCCTTAGGCCGGATCGGCTTACCGGGGGGCGGGGTCCAACCAGGCAACCTTACCGCCTCGCAGTCTCCTGCTACTTCGAGTAACAGGCCATCTGCGATGGCATCAAAGGCGCCCGGATCCCTCCACTCCTGCAGTAGTGGTACGACAGTCGCTATCGACCGAAGAACATCCATTGCGAAACGAGTGTCCTCGACAGCTCGTGTCAACAATTGGAGTTCTCCGGAAGGAGCGATGCCGACCACGGCTGCCACCGGCCGATCCGATGCACACACAGGGCGTGACAAGTCGGTGATATCCCAATCACTAACCCCCTCGGTTAGTGGTTGGTCAATCAACCAGACTGCTGGATGCCCAGCCTCCACTAGGGCGCGACCCATTCTAAGGTCGACGTCCTGAACGGATTCGGGCACCAGTCGGTCCTGTTGACCTGACACGATCCACCCAAGAGCGAGTGAATCGAGTGAGGTCGCCAGTACCGAGCGCCACTGTGTCCAAGTCTCTCGAGCTCTTCGAATTCTACGAATTTCGAAGCATCGCTCGATGCCCAGACCACTCCAATCTATCCAAGTGTTAACCGAATGGTTACCTTGGACAGGCTGCAGCGGTGGAAGCCGGATTAAGCCGGATGGCTCCGAGAAGAGGAACCTAATAAGGTCCTCCATCGGTGACATCCAGGCTCCGCCCCACAGCGCTGGCCGTGAGAACGGACTACCTGGGCCCACGATAGAGACAAGGGCTAAGCGCCACAACCGTGGGTACTGCTCCATAGCAGTGCCCACGCACAAAGCACCTAGGATCGATTCCACCGAGACTTCCCAACCTCTGTTCCTCACAGTCTCAAACAGGACTCGAAGTCCTGAGATATGTAAAGCGCAGAGGCGGAGAAGCCGCGCCGGAACCCCCGAGACCTCATGTCCCTTGTAGAAGACTCTCTTAGCAAACTCTGCTAAGGAGACTCCTACAACCGACTTGCTAAGGTTGATTTCAACCTTAAGCCAGTCCATGAGATCCCGATACTCCATCGCCACGTACTCATCGAAGATGACTATGTCATCTCCGAGAAGTGCGTATTGAGTGAATAACCCTGAGTGCCCTGCATTCCGAGCCGCCATTTGGACAACTACATGATGAGAGAGCGCAAAGCTCGCCCATGATGATAGTGTGCCCATAGGCTGCCCGGCGTTGTAGCGGTACTCCGAGCCCTTGTAGTAATACGGCCGCTCGGTAAGGAGGGTTACCCAAGCAGACGCCGCATTTGGCCCTATTAGGGGGCCCAGAACCAGTTCCGTGAATCGGGCGGGGAACCGATCGGTCGCTGCTGAGAGATCAAAGCTATATAGCTTTGTCCCTTTCGCAGTCTCCAACCGGACCCGCTCAGAGGCACGTCCCTGGTCCCAAGTTCCGTCCATAGGCAATCTCTTCAAGGCTCCCATGAGGAAGTCGTGAAGAGGCTTACAGGCGGACTGGGTCCAGTAGTCACTGATTGCAAACAATCGCTTCTTCCCACATGGTTCGTCCTTCACACCAAACCGTCCTAAAACGGGATGGTGCTCAGGTAACGACCACGTGAGTCCAAGCCTTGCTTGCAACCAGGACCCTGTGATCTGGGCCAGAATCTCCACTTTTCGGATCAGGGTGAAAGAACCCAGGGCCTCTGCCAAGACCTTGAAGGTCGGCCAGAGCCCGCTCTCCCTTAAAGCGAGAGCATCCCAATGGGAGGCAAATACCGAGTGCCCATTCGGGCCCATCCGATTACTCCTATGGAGCGGAGCTCCAATAGGATTCTCGGGTGGGACCGTTGGGGCCCGGTACTGCCCCACCCCAAGATCCGAGAGGATGTCCCAAATCTCATCGATCATTTTCTTCAACCGGTGGGGAGAGGGTTCTCTCCACTCGGAAGGAGTCGTGACCGTATGAAATTTGATGGCACCCTCGTGGAAGATTACTCTGGCAAACCCCAATAGTGTCAGAGCAACGCGAATCGCAATGATGGAGTCTGACAATATCCCTTTCCGCACTGTTGCGGGGAGGATAATTGGCAGACCCTTCCGAAGTCTAACAGAGGAGGCCTGGATTGGCTCCCCTGCTAGAAACTTCAGAAGGCATCGTTGCGACTCCTTGAGGTACATCCCCAAGCCTACCTTTCCTCTATGGAAGTGGATTTTATTAATCCGCTCCATGAAGATTGGAACAGCCTGGAGATAGCCCACCGGAACACTGAGTGCCCCTAGGACAAATGTATAAACATTTGTCCAGGACCGCCCGAAGAGTTCCGACACCACTGTCCTCGGTAGTGTCAGAAATGATGATTTATTCATTTCTTTCATTATTTGGGGATGGTGGCGTCCTACCGCCGGCCACAAGAGTTCGACGGGGTCTCCCTCAAGTAGGCGACGGACCTGGGGCCTAACCCGGACGGCCGGTGGTTTGATCCGGTTGCCGAGTGCACCCAACCTCATCCGAAGATAAGGGTGGATAACACCCGGGCCTGGATGAGTGACCGCCCCAGGGCACAAACCCTGGG